CGGCTAGGTTATTACTCGCTTCCTTCGAAAAACCGATGATCTTCGTCGCTCCCTGAACCCATGCTTGCAAGCCCCCGTCACCGGCAGCCACCTGCACAGGAGTACCAGGAAGAAACGTTTGACCGGCTTCTTCGATGACTCGCTTGATTCTCGGTTGATTCCCGCTAATGGACTGAACCGAGTGTATTTCTGCTGTAGCCAATTAGGTTCTCCTTTCTGTTAACTTCGCTAACATTTGCGACAGGGGCGTGTCACAAAACTTGTTTTAGTCCTTTGTAGGACCAGAATTGTCTGCCGTTGCAGCATCAACCTCAGCAATCGGTGGAACGTACGTCGTTACCTTCCTAGGAAATGCCGCGGCTGTCATAGGCGCTCGTCCATCTTCCCTCAAGACCTCACGTCCGCCAATATCTTTACTCGCTCCCGTTTCGAGATACACACCAGGCTTCTTGACGCGGAGGCGCGCATTCTGCTCATTCCACTTCAAAGCGCCGACGTAGTCCTTGCGAGGAATCTTGAGAAGGATTAGGTCACCGTACATAATACGACCGTCACGACAGATCGACGGAGGACAAGGAAGCCTTTGACCCGTCTCGGGATTCTTCGAAAACACATCAGTCGGCTGAGCCGGAACGAAACCCATTGCTGTAAGCTGGTCGTAACGAAGACCAGACTCCTTCTCACCAACAGCCCGATTTCCCCAAAAGAGCGACAGATTCGGGTTGTTCGGATAGAGATTGATGAAGTTAGGAGCACGAAGAGGCTTTGCCTCGATTTGCTCATACGGAACCTCCACCTCAACGGACGACGAAGGCTTCGGTGGAAGGGGAGGAGGCGAGGTCTTAAACGCGTTAGGCTGCATCGTTGGGGGAAGGCTCTTCGAAGTGATTGTTGGTTCAGGCATTATGCGTTCACCATTTGCATACTCTTCTTTCTCTTGGCGTAGTTTTCGTACGTCACGCCCATCTTGTCCGCGACGTGTTTCTCAGCATCGGTAAGTCCTTCGACTCCGTCTTTCTTCTTGTCGCCGTCTGCGTTCGGCCCAGGACCGCCGTTGACAGAAGGCTCCAAGAAGTTGTACTTCTTCTTACGAACGTCGGGATCACGCAACTCGTCGGCGTGGGTTCCCTTTAGATACCAGAAGATGCCGATCCACGCTTCGGGAGACATAAGCTGAACGGCCTGATATTTACGAGCCTCGCTGTCGATCTCGGAGCCCCACGCGCGGAAGAGTCGTCCGTTCATATCCTTCCCGCCGGAGGCCATGTCCGCGTTGTCAAGCTGTTGCTGAGCGAGCATTCTCGAGGTCGTAACGCCGTTACGAATCGTCGCAGCTTCGAGCGGTCCTAGGCGGGTGTCGAGGACGCCTTTGGGATTCTCAAGGATATTCTCCGCAGTAGCCTCGACGCTGTCAGGCTTCTTGTCAGGTTGCTTGTTCCGGTTGGCTTCGACCGTAGCAAGCTGAGTCTTGACCTTCTCAAACTCTGTCTGGATCTCCTCGACCTTCTTCGAATCGGTTTCACGAGCGAGCTTCTCGGTAGCAAGGTCAGCCCGAAGCTTGTCCGACGCATCAAGCTCCGCTGCGATCTCCTCCGTTGTTTTGTCTCTCCACTTCGCAGGAATCTTCTCCTGCTCTTTCTTGTCTTTAATACGGTCTAACCATCCCACGTTATCCCTCCTTCAAGGGGCGAATTTTCCCTTCAACGACGTCCCGCTCGTACTGACGCAAGTCTTCTCGAAGGGATGAAATCAAGTCGATGATGCCGATGCTTCCTTGAGCGCGGTGAATCTTCACGATGTTGTCACCTTCCATAAGCTGACGATTCTCCCTCAAGCGAACGTCCTTCAACCACTCACTGAAGAGGAGTGCCGCCGGGTCTTCCAGCCAGGTCAGAACCTGGGCCGAGTGAGCCAGCAGACGCTCCCTCGGGCTGAGCTCCATTCGGTTTGGCGTCGGGGGCTGCATTCGGTATTCCTTTCTTTAGCGGGTCCGGGACAAGGCGTTCAACTTCATCATGGCCGAAGTTACGAAGAAGCTTCTTCATCAACAGGTTTGATGCAAGCATGACCTCTACAAAGTAGGACTTCACCGCTGGCGGCGTCATGACCGACTGCATCGAGCCAAGAAGCTGTGCGATCGTCTGATAGTGCCTCATCATGACCTGAACAAGCATCATGTCGTTTTGCTTCTCGACCTCTTTGTTTATGCTCGCTGACGAGGAGTAGCACGGCAAACCCATTCGACGCTCCGCTATCATCTCAAGAGCGGCTTTAATCATCGGAGCTTTCTTTCCGAAGAGCGCGAGCCTTCCATCGTGGTGCTTGCTGTCGTTGCCGAACTTGCCGTACTGTAGCGAGATGAGACGCATTAAACGAACGTGCGAGTCGCGCATGTCCGAAACGTTCAAGTCCTTACGGGAGTTGCCTTCTTGAAGAAGGCTTAGAGTTCCCATCGCGCTATAGATGCCACGCTTTGTCTGTCCTCCGGCTCCCATTCCTTGCTGAGGAGGACTTACGCCAGAGCGTCTCTCTGCAAGTTCAAGCAAGAGTCGAAGCTCGTCGAGGTTGATATTGCTTACATCTCCATGGGCCAGAGCTTCAATCTCGTCCTTGTCGGCCGGGAGCATTACAGAAGGATAGATACGATAGCCTTGATGAAGTTTAGAGTCAGGATGCACTCTCCAAACGCGCGTGTTAGCCACGGTTTGGTTGTCTCGGTATCCATTGTACGTCTCCGACGCTCCCTCTTGAAACATCCACAAAACCTCAGCAAAGCCGTAGCCAGGATACATATCATCGCGGTGCGCCATCCGCGCACCGACGAACCACTCAGTCTCGAAGTTGTCGTACACGACACGAAGTATCTTCTTGGACTTCTGATGGTACGTCGCAATCATTCGAGGTGCGAAGGCTTCGTCTTTGTATCGATAGCTGACGTAGCACTCCCAGATATCCCACTCTTTGTGACCGTACGAAGCCGTCGTCTTAGCACCAAGTGTTTCTTCCTTCGCTGTCTGAGCAGTATCTGGATTAGTCCTATCGGGAAGAGCCAAGACTTCGTCGACTGTCTTACGGTCGTAGACGTCCGTGAACTTCCGCTCCTCAAGCTCGTGTTGGAGCATAACACGCTTGTGACACTTGATATCCATGTCATCAAGCGTCTTGGCCATCACTGGGTAGTAGAAGGAGTCGAACGGAAGCTTCTCAGGTCGTGGTCCTTCGTAGAGCGTTTTGGACAGGAAGTCCCGAGGCTTTCCGGTTCCGTCACCTCCAGGGATGAGGAAATCGCGGGTCTTATGCTCCCACGGACACTTGAAGGTGATGGTTCCGTACTTGATACACTCACGAAAGCCTTCGTTGTAGACACGGTACAGGTCGAGCTCGGACGGCTCAATAGCAACATACTGCATGTACTGTTCGTAGGCTTCTTTAATATCGTCCGACTCAGGACCGAAGTCGCCCAAAACCTTGGCGTTGATGATAGGCTGCGTCTTGAAGATAGCAGCCATAAGCTGAGCGTGTAGCGTGTCGGTATGAATAGCGATAAGCGGGATGATAAGGTTAGACGCGTTCTGAAAAGGAAACTGTCGCTGCTCCTCCGCAGGACGTGCCTCGTAAGCCATCCTCCACTTCGTAATCTTCTCCTCGTAAAGCTCCTTCATCGAGTCTTTAAGCTCCAAGACTCGCCGGTCGAGATAAGTAGCGAGGTCGGTTTTCTTCTCGACCGATAGCTTTGCGACGATAAGTTCTTCAGCCATTTTCGATTAAAGAGCCAAGAGCGCCTTGATATCCTCTTTGTTCTTCAAATCCTGAGCATCAGCGAGCTGAACGAGCTGCTCAGGAGTCAAACTGGACTGTCCTTTGATCGACCTGATAAACGTAATCACTTCGTCGAGGACAGTAAGACCGAGCGAAACCGCGACTTCTGGGTCCATGTCACTTTCCTTTCGAGCTTGCTACCGCAAGCGAAACGCCGTTGATCGCCGTGTCAACGGTCTTAAGAATGTTAAACATCGAGGTGTCGGCTTTAACCTGCGGAGCCATCTCAGCACAATGAACGAAGCTATCTGCGATAGGCAGGAACGACGAAACACCGGTCAAGCCTGCGTTGTGGGTGTCAACGACGGCTTTACGAAACGTCATGTTGCAGTCCGTCACGATGTTAAGAACGCCCGCAACCTTGGCCTTCTTCGCATCGTCGATCTTTCCCGTACTGTAGTACGATGCGGTAATCTTGATCGCCGAGCTTACCGCCTGCGATACGTCTGCCGAACCCCTCAGCGAAGCTGTGTAGGGGTCTTTCGGACAGCCGCTCAGTAGTAGGACGAGTGGAAGTAAAACAAAGAGACTAATTTTTCGGTACATTGCTTGCTCCGTTCTTGACAGCGTCCTTCGTCCGACGCCAGTTGGCGGCGACCATCTGAAGGATTCCATAGATGTAAACATAAGTCTTTCCAGACGTCGAGTCTGGCGGTGGGAGTTGTTCGATCATCCCGGCAACGACGTAGTAGATAATCACCTGATGAGAAACAGCCCAGGCCCACATTCCAACTGCAACGACGACCGCCAAAAGAGTTGTCACTTCATACCACCCTTCATTTTAAGATAGACGGAGTACCAATCCGTCGCGATCTGCTTCTGAGCATCGACAAGCTTCATCTTGCCAGAGCAAACCTGGGCATGGAGATAGTTCTCGACCTCATCCTTCTCGTGCGCGCCTGGTCGAGGTTCGTAAGGCTGAGGCCATTCGTTCTTCAAGCCGTTGTCGCCGCCGAGTTCGAGGGAGATAAGGTGGTCGATTTCACAGCACTTGTCTTTGATCTTCTTCGCGCCGTAGAGCGGGTAGACCGCTTGAATACCAGGCTTTCGAAGAGCCTTAGTCGTAGAGTGGCATACGAGCACAGCGTCGGTTGTACGCACGATTCCAGGCGTGACGACCGGATCAGGAAGGACCGCAGGACCGTGGTGTCCATAGTGCGCCTTCGGCGTTGTGGCTGCAAGCTGAAGTAGGATAGACAATAAGAGCGTAAAAAGCATCAATGAACTCCCATCGAGTACGGCGAGTTAACCATACGAGCGCCACGCTGATTAGCCATCAAACTCTTGATATAATGCTCATACTTCTGAGGCGTCTTAATGAGCTGAGGCAAGTATGCCAGTCCATCAAGTATATCCACAAAACGCCCTTTGGGAAAGGTTGTATATTCTCCAAGGAAATCTTGAAACTTCCTCTGCGTAAAGAAATGTCCAGACTCAAATATGGGAGCCAAGACGTTACGAATACGCCATTCTTTCTTTCGAGTGAGTTCTCCATCCGGTCCCTCGACTTCGCCCTTCAACTCAACGATTTGTAGACGATAACCTTTTACCTGAGAAAGCTTCAGGAGGTAATGGCCGATGTATCGTTGGGCTGCGATGGTCTCGAGACCGACCTTGTGAAGGTTCCAGTCGATCGCTGTTTGAAGGATTTGATCGTAAAACTCGTCATAGCCTGAGGCTTTCGCCCAGCAGTAGAGGTGGTAGTAGTCACCGTCCGACGACTCACCTACAACGTTAATCGAGTGTCGACAACGACCCATTCCTTGATTGCCACTATGGTTGGGGTCGACTGTCATACCGATACGAAGATGGGCGAGAGGGAAGTCTTTGCGAACAATACCGTCCTTAACCTCATGCCGGATCATCCGCTTGAAACCGTTCTTCTCGTTTGGCTCTTCGATAGTGAAGTGGTTGAGCCAGGGCTCCTTGAAGTCCGCATTCTCAGGCGCAGCCGGGTTATTGAGGAACTGACAGGAGAAATGATAAGAGCCGAGGCGGTTGCGCCACCGAGTTAGCTTCTCAAAAGAGAACTCTTCTGGGAAGATGGGGGTGTCGGAGGGGTGTTCGGGACAGCAACCGCCCAAGGCACTATGGGTCACGATGTTAAACCAGGGAGCGTGCTCGCGTATGTGCGAGTTTAGATCGGTGTAAGACCAACGATTACCAACAACGAATTCGTCGTTCTCGTGCGTTGCTGAGTCAGGGTTCTCGAACGCCCCTACGAGGAGCTGGTGGTACTCGATCGTTTTCTCCATGACAGAGATAGACTCAATGGCTTTACGTCCAACGAGGTCGTCTTGGACGAGGAGTCCGTCGTAGTGTCTGGATTGAAGCGCACCGCCCACCCCCAGGAAGTCGAAGGTGCCTTCGCCATGCGAAGAAGCGCCGGGCGTTCGTTTATGATGCAGCGAATAGTTGGACCAAGTACAAGATGAATCAGGGAGGATCTCTGAGAAGAGCACTCTGAAAAGCGCGTTTGAGCCGTAGTGACCACTGATGCGACTTCCTAACTTCGAGGCGTTTGTAACATTCTCAGCTACGAGTAAGTTGCGAGAATCGCGTCGATGCATACGACGCATGAAGGCGATGAAATCGTCACCGTACCCGAGCTGTCGAAATGCAGCTTCGTCACGCGCGTCGAAGGGAAGAGAGCGCCACATGGGATAGCTCTCACTACATATCGTGGACTTGAAGTGGTCTCGCGGTAGCTCGTAGACGTCTTTGAGGTGGTCGCGCTCAAGAGATATACACCAGTTCTTGTGAAGGTTGTC